GCAACTCCAAAAGATCCCCCCCGCCCCGCATCGCCTGCCGTATCCGCTTCTGCCAATACAAATCCGGCACGTCTCTTGTCAGCACGGTTTCCAATGTGGTTTCATTCCAGGGCACGGCACGGTTCCCCAGCAGCATCGCTGGCACGGCGATCAACTCCTGCCGCAAAATTTCATTCTTATACCGCTCCACGCCCCAGCCCAGCCCCGTCTGCGCCGGCCCCGCATCGCCGTCCCAGCCCTTGCGGTTCTGATCGTTCACTTCCCGCTCCGTCGTCACCGCCCATTCGCCGTAGGTCGGCATGTCCGGCCATTCCCGGTAGAGATACCAGCTCACCGGCCGCGTCGGCACCGCCCGGATCCAGATCATCGGGAAATTCCGCGTCCCGTGCGGGTCAAAGAAAAAGTAATTCGTCCCCGTCGCCGGGATTTGCGACCGCTTCACGATGTTCAACGGCCCGAAGTTCGGGAACGCCCGCGCGATGCTGTCCCGCGCATAACCGTAGGCCACCCGCTCGATATACTCCGTCGTCTTCCCCGCGCACAGCGCCGCGATCTCGTCGTAATACGTCCGCCCCGCGCCCGGGCCGAACCGGTTGAAGATCGTGTGGAAATAGATCGCCTTCGCCCCCGGCATCACGCACTGGCGGATGTAGGGCATGTGGCCCTTGGCGATGTCTGGAAAATTCTGGCCCGGCAGCAGCTCGCTCGGCCGGCTTTGCAGCGTGCGTGCCGCCTTGCCCACCATCTCCTTGATCGCCGGCGTGATGCCCTTCACCGGTGTGAACGGCCACAGCAGTTTCGCCTGGCGGAACTTCACGCGACGCGCGAACATCTTCAGCCATGCCAGCGGCATGGATTCATCCGGCACCGCCCCGATGTTCGGACACGCCGTCCGTCCCTGCGCCCGCCACGCGGAGAGGTCAACCGGCTCAAATTCCTTGTCCAGCGCGCCGGTGGCATCTTTTAACGCCTCCGTCAATCGTTGGCTCACCGCGTGATACACGTCCATTGGAGCGCCCCATTCCCATCCTTCAAAATCCGTCGTCTCCTGGTTGTAGGTCAGGAAATAAATCTGGCTGCCGTTCGGGAAAATCACCTTGCCGTCCGCAAACCCGTTCTTCTGCGTGTGGTTGATGTTTGTGATCGCGCTGCCCCGCTTCCCGTTCAGATGTTCGAAATGGCGGCGGATGTAATACCACCCCAGCTCCTGCACCGTCGCGATGCTCGACTCCAGCGATTCTGAACAGATCGCCACGCGCGAATTCGGGAACAACAGCGCGCTTTCCACCGCCCGCTTCACCGCATACCACGTCTTCTGCGCCCGGTTCCCGCCAAAGATTCCCAGCAGGTAGCAACCCTCCGCTTCTATCAACAGCTTGTCCGCGTCCGACCACGTCTCCGCCTCAAACGTCCAGTTCAACGGATCCATTTTCTCAAACGCAATCCTTTCCTGTCTCCGTTGCAGTTGTGTGATGAATCGTTCCTGACCGTCTGGCGTCGCCATCAACGCCTGCACCTGCGCCAATGTCGGCAGCTTCAAAATCGGATGCGCCGACACCTCCAGCTTCTCATACAACGCCTTCAGCTCCGCCTCACCAAATCTCGGCGCAGCGGCTGGCGTTCTGGATGTCTGGACGGTTTCCATTATTTTATTCGATCTCTGATTTCAAAGTCTAAAAGTTTCGACATCGGCACGTTTGCCGCCAAGCTAATCTTGCTTAATTCCCTCAATGCCTCAAAATAACGCTGTGCCATTTTCCCTTGTTTAGTCCTCAAATCTTCGCGGGAATTCGGATTCATTGGAACTGCTGGTCTATCTCGAAAAATCAGTTCGCAAGCAGCCAGAGAAATAACGAAAATGTTGGCGGGCACGCGCTCGCGCGGACGCGGAGGAGGCGCGACGTAGCCCGGTGTGTATTCAATTGACAGTGTCATAGTGGCTAAACCTTCTTCCTTCTGCGTCTCGGTGTCTCTGTGGCAGGTTTCAAAATCGGCTCCGTCAGATTGCACAGATCCGTCGCCGCCACCGCCAGCCGGTTGCTCATCTCCAGCAACTCCATCGCATCCGCCTTCGTATGGTTCGGCGTCCGCAGCAATTCCTCCGATTTCGCCCGCGCACGCCCGCTCGCGCTATACGCCGCCTGCTTCGCTTCATTGATCGTCATAATGTTCCTTTCGTTTTAGCGGATATACTCCGCGATTTCTTCTCCCTCTCCGCTCTGGGGAGAGGTCCGGGGTGAGGTGTCCCCGCCGTTCACTGCATCCCGCATCTGCTGAAACAAACCCTTCGCCATCTCCATCGTCGGCCTCACCCGCACCGGCCGTTCCCCGCTCGCCACTCGCCACTCATCACTCGTCACTGCCCTTTGCGGCACCCACACCACCGTCCACTTATGGCAACGCGGACACTTCGCCGGCGTCCCCGCCTCCTCGGGGATGTTCTCCGCCGGCTTCTCGCACCGCTCGCACCAAAACCCGCTGAACCCCAACGGCACAATCACCCGCGCACTCGCATGGTGGATGTTTTTCAATTTTTCTTTTTGGTTTTGGTTGATCGTCAAAATTTCATCGTATCTGCCACCCGTGCTGCGTCGCATCCACGCAATGTTTCGCGCACACATGACCGATGCACACGCCGGATTGATGCACCTCAAACAGCGGATATTCCCCGCACGTGATGAATCCGCTGCTATGCTTCGACATCACGCCCTCCACCCACTGGCATTTCTTCGGCCTGCGGATCCTCTGTTTTGTTTTATCTGTGCTCATCTGTGAAAATCTGTGGCTAAAATTCAATCCCCCGCCAGCACATCCTCATCGTCAATGACCGACTCGTTTTTAAGCTCCAGCGACTCATCCGATTTCGGCGCCGACGTCCGGTAGGCATCCACAAACCGCGTCCACGGCTTGATGAACACCAGCGTCGCATCCTCCCCGCTCCGTCCCTCGCGCTGCTTCTCCACCGTGCACGTCACGATCGCCAGGTTCTTTTTCCAGAAACCCTTTGCCGTCACACGCCAGTCCTCCGGCACGCTCGTCAGCCGCGGCAGGATGTCTTCGATCCGTTTCACCCACGCCTCGCTTTTCACGTCCGGCTTCCACAAAAACATCACCACGTCCGCGTCCTGCTCGAGCTGGCCCGTGTCCTTCAAGTCGCTCAACCGCGGGCGCCGATGCGTCTCCTTCTCGATCTCCCGGTTCATCTGCGCGCACAGCACCACCGCCACGTTCAATTCCTTCGCCAGCGCCTTCAATCGCATCGAGCACTCCGCCAGCTCGTCGCTCTTGCTCCATTGTTTGTGACGGTTGCGGACATAAAGCAGTTGGAAATAATCAATGAAGATAACGCCCACGTGATGCTGCCGCACCATCCGCCGGCAGCGGATCTCCAGGTCCTCGATGCTCAACCGCGCCGACTCGTCAATGTGGATGTTTAACCCCGCCAGTTGCACCGCCGCGTTCGTCAGCTTCTGCACGTCCGCGTCCGACATGAAGCCGTTCAAAAATTTCGTCATGTCCGAACCCGCGCGCTGAAACAAGGCCCGCGCACCCAGGCTCACCGCCGTCATCTCCAGGCTGAACACCGTGTTCGGCATTTTCTCCACAAGCGCGATGTGCTCCGACATCTGCATGATCAGCGCGCTCTTGCCCGTGCGCGGCCGCGCCGCGATCACGATCAACTGCCCGCGCCCCAGCCCCGGCAAAATGTTGTCCAGATAATTGAACCCCGTCATCGGCCCGATCTTGTGCTTCACCCCGCGCCGGAACTTGTCCAGATATTTCACCTGAACGTCCACGATCACGTCCCGCATCGTCTTCTCCGTCACCTTCAACCCCGTCTCGCACAGCTTGAACAAGTCCGTGGAGACCTGTCCGGTCAGCGTGTCCACATCCCCCTCATACTCGTAAATCCGGCCTGCGACTTCTCCGCACAATGCCAGCCATCGCCGCAACAGCCATTTCTCCCGGACGATTTCAAGGTAGTAGGACAGGTTCGCCGCGCTCGGCACGCTGTCCTGGAGTTGCGAGAGATACGCGATGCCGCCGCACTCTTCCAGCAGTCCGCCGTCTTTCAACCCTTGCTGGACGGAAATCACATCAAGCGGCACACCCTTCTCGCGCAGTCTCACCAGCGTGTTCCAGATCGTCTGATGCCGCAAATCGTAGAACGCATGAAAATCCGTGATGGTCAGTTGCGCTTCGTCCAGACATTCCGACGGCGAGAGCAACACGCAACCCAGCACCCCCATTTCAGCTTCTGGAGAATGCGGCGGCAACCGGTCCAGCTTCATGGGATCGGATGGTGATGCCGCTTTCCTGCGACGCTTCTTCCAGTCATCACCACCCGCTTGGTCTGAAACAGAATCAATCATGGGTTTGTTCAATTATCAGTTCGGCAGATGGCGGGCTAGGATTTTCCGCAGAGCGTTGGCGAGCGCCAGTTCGCAATAGCCGCCGTTGTTTTGTTCCCGGTCAGGATACGTTCCACCCATGAATTGAATCCGCTGGCATGGCGTGCGCTCGTCGCCTTCTGCGAAAATATCTCGAGCGATTTTGTCCGCCAAATCTGCCGAACCACCGCATGAAGCGGACACGATTGCAGCAGGCTCTAAAGGTTTGGTTGCATTCATAGTTTTTTATCAATCGGCGTGCCGCTTATGCGGACGTTGAAAATCATTTCTCATCCTCCACCACCGGCGTGAAATCCCCGCGCCGCTGTTTTTTTTGAATTTTTTGGACCAGCGCCGCCATTTTTTTTAGCTCTTCCTCCTGCTCCTCCGTCCGGTCCTCTTCCAAAATCGCTTCTAGCTCCCGCTTCCGGGTGGAAACAGCCGCAAATTGGTTCGTCAACGCCTTGCGGGCCTCTTCCTTCGAGGCGAAGCCACCATTCTTCTCTATCTTCTTCCCCTTGTCTGTCTGTTTACTGTCTGTCTGTCTGTCTGTAGCAGAATTTTTCCCAGACGGTTCCTGATGGGCGGGAACATGGCGGGAATTTTTCCCAGACGGTTCCTGATGGGCGGGAACATGGCGGGAATTTTTCCCAGACGGTTCCTGATGGGCGGGAATTAATGCCGGTTGCGTCCCGTTCAGATGCGGACATTCAATGTGTTCCACCCAGTTGATTTTGGGCTGTGCAAACCACAGTAACGCCTCCTCAAAGGCCGCGGCGGGTATCGTCGGCAGCAGTGATGACATGTCTTCATAGTCCATCGCCGCACCGCCACGGATCAACCATCCCCGCTCGTTCATCGCGCTCTGGCTCGCCAGCGTCTCGAGCAGCGTCCACATGCCCAGCAGGGCCGCGTTGCGCGGGTGCGGCTCGCGCAGCGTCTTGCCGATGCCAAAGCCTATCAGCTTCGTCTGCTTCGCATACCAGCCCATGAAATCCGTCTTGCGCGTGTCCGCGCGCTCGTATTTCAGATGCCACTGCGTGATGTGCCAGGCCTTAGTCATAATCATCGTGAATACCTCAATCCCAGTTGTCCCTGTCCGCTCGGCCGCTGCAAACTCGCCAGCAGGTCCGTCCGCCGCTGCTCCAGCTTGTTCGTCGGCAGCCCCTCCAGCCACCGCCTGTGCGCATTGCGCGCCGCGTCCGAAGCGAACGGTCCGCTCAACTTCAAAATCTCCTCGATGATCGCCAGTGTGCTCACCAGTGTCCCCTCCGTCGTGGCAACGGTCCTTCTAGATTGAACTTCCGATCCGTCACGCGCCGCGCCCGCAGCGCCATTTTTTTGAGAAACAGGGAATTGTCCCGCACTGTCACGTTCACCAGGTTCATCGGGTTGCCCCCGTCCGCGCCCGGCTCATGGCAGATCAGCAGCCGCGTGTTCACCGCCGGCACAGACCACACCACCAGCTCCGTCAGCCCCTCGGCCCATTTTGGCGGCGCGTTTTTTTGCCATGCCGGTTTCACCGCTGGCGTCGGTGTTGGTTCGCCAGCCCTTTTAGGCTGCAAAATTTTTCGGGTGGCATCAGCCGCCTTCGTCAATACGCTCATCGAGAATCCTTATGGTAATAATTTTTCCCGCCCTGCCACCCATCGGTCATTCGCCGCTGGCCGGTTTGCCGACCCCCGCCCCCCGGTCTGCCATCGCCGTCCGTCCGAACGTCCCGACCGTGTGACGTCGTCATGGCTGTTGACCCTCCGAATTGCCATCTGGCACCGGCTCGCTGGCATCAGAACTGGCATCAGAACTGGCATCAGTCACCGCGCTCGCCATAATTTCCTTCGCTTCCTTCGCTTTCCCGCTTGATTCTAAATCAGCCGCCCACTCGTTCAGCGACTTCACGCTCAACGCCTCCGGCTGCAGCTTCACGCTCGCGCCCACGCTGATCGTCGTCGGCTCGCCCAGCGCCAGCGACCTTTTGTCGAACACAATCCCAAGCGCAGAACTCATAAAATTAGGATGCAACTTCCCGCTGGCCACCGCTTCGTGCAATTTCTCCAGACCGTCCTCGAAGAACTCCTCCATCCGGATGATTGACCTTACCTTAAAGGGGGCTAGTTTTCCCTGCTCGACCAGAATCCCGCGCGCCGCCCGAACCGTGTGCGGCGACACGTGCATCGCCGCCGCCACCTTCTTCACCCCATTCCCCAGGCACAGCAAATCCACCATCCGCTGCACCTTCACGTCATCATCCGTGATGCTCGCGCCGGTGAATTCGTAACGCTTCTCCTTCACCGCCACCAGCCACTCCTGATTCATCGGCAAGTTCGATTCATCAAACAAAAAAGGCGCGCGGGCGTCCTGACGCTGCGCTGCAACCGTTTTGTGTGTGACTCGTGGCATAATTTCAAAAAACCGCGAACCGTCCGAACGCCTGGAACAAACCAATTCGACCGCTTTCATAAATTGTTCCCAGTTGCTGGCTGCTGACCGGGAGAGTTGTAGTCCCACGATCAGCAGCACCTTATTTGCTATTGTCTAAATGAATCTGATAGAAAGAACACAAGGCTGCCCTTTAGCAGCCAGCAACCGGCAACCGGCAAAATCATATCGGCCCACCATTGGGCACCGGCGGCACATCCTGCTCTTGCGCCTGGCGCTGCACCGCATCCGCCAGCAACTTCGACTTCAACTCCAGACTCAACATATCCAGGCAAAAAATAATCTGCGGCATCGGCACTTCCGCCTCACGATTCGCACGCCCGCAAAATTCAGAAAGATGTTCGCCAAAAGTCATAAAATAAATTCGTCAATGGGGTGAAACCCGAACACAGAACAAAAAAGAGAAGCACTCACGCCGCCACCGCCTGCGGTTGAGATTCGAGAAGTTTCTTCACGTCCAACGATTTCAAATAGGAAATCAAAGCCTCGCGCGCCACATCCGCTTCAGAGATGTAACGAGCTTTTGCCTCAATCTGGATGCGTCGTTTAATGGCCTTTGGCAGCCGAAATGTAATCATTTCTTCGTGAACCATGATGCGAATGTAGGATAAACAGTGTTCAACGTCAAGCAAAATAATTAAATTATTATTTTGCTTGACATTTTGAGTGTATGTAAGACAATCGTCTGATGATGAATAAATCAATACCTACGCGGGAAAAACTCATGTCCGATCCCACCATATCGTTTTGGCTAAAAAAAGCGCTGGAGGATTTGGCTAAACGGGACATCTTGGACGCATTACAGGACGCAAACACGCTGCACTTGGTTTTGCAAGAAGACTGGAACCGCATAAAACTGGAAAACGCATGAAAACCTTCACCCCAAAAACAAAATCCATCACCATGAAAACCATGACTCGTAAAACCCAAACCGCCAACTTCATCGGCATCATTCACAAGCTGTGCACCATCGCCGAACGCAGAGTTGACGCATGAATGATACGCCGCCCACGATGCCCGATTTGCAAGCCGACGTGACCGGCGTATCAGTCATTGCGTCCAACGATTTGTTAGCCGTCACGGTCGAAAAACACTGAAATCGTCAATGTTTTCAAGGGTAAAATAAATCGCATAAATCTGATAATAATGTATTGACAAAACACGGCAATATGCGAAACTATGGGTGTCAGATGAATCTGACAATCGCCCCGGCGAAACCGGGAAGTGAACAAACAACAAAACAAAAATATGACGACTCAAAAAAATCCTTGGACTGGTGGACTGTTCGGAAACACTGAAGCCGCGCAAAAAGCGTTTGGAAACCAAACCTTTTCTGACGAGCAAGTGGAATGGTCTGAGGAATATCACCACAACATCGCGACCGCTGCTGACCGCGCTCGCGTTGAATCCCTGGAAGGTGACGAGGGACAAATCATCGCGTGGTATTGGAACGACTCTTTTCGCGCTCAATGAAAACCACATGCCCGCATTGCGGTGGGGTGATAAACCCCGCCGCGCTTCTCGGAGCGAAAAACACTGAAATCGTCAATGTTTTCAAGGGTAAAATAAATCGTAAAAATCTGATAATAATGTGTTGACAAAACGAAGATGAAATGCGAAACTATCTGTGTTGGAAGAAACCAACAAATCGCCCCGGCGAATCCGGGAACAGAAAAACACTGAAACAAAATGAAAACTGAAATCACCCTCGAAATGCTGACCAAAGCGGTCGGTTCCAAACAAGCCAACGAACTCAACGCCTCATTCCCGGTTGGCGATCCCATCCGACAGATAATTTTCGGCGCGTGGTATGCGCCGTCGAACTATTCGCATGAAGGTGCAATCCAAGCCGCGCTCGGTGGCTGCCATGAAGACTTCGCCGATGCACTCTGAAACCAAATCAGTCGGAAGGCCGCTCGCGGACGAAACCGCCGCCAGCGGCCACATCCATCTTCGCGTGACGATGGAGCGCAAAAACAAATACGTCCGCGCCGCCCGCCGCCGCAAAATGAAGCTCTCGGAATGGATGCTGGCGACGTGCGACCAGGGCGAGGCTAGTGACGGCTAACGCTGACATCAGGCACGCCGGGCCGGGGCGTGCGGATTGAAAATGAGGCGTCCAGCCGGCGTTGCCTGCAACGATTTGTTAGCCGTCGCGGTCGAAAAACACTGAAATCGTCAATGTTTTCAAGGGTAAAATAAATCGCATAAATCTGATAATAATGTGTTGACAAAACACGGCAATATGCGAAACTATGGGTGTCAGATGAATCTGACAATCGCCCCGGCGAATCCGGGAAGTGAACAAACAACAAAACAAAAATATGAAATACTCCGAAAAAATCACCGCTGAATTTGCACCCTCAACCACGACCCCATGCTGGTCTATCTACATCGCGTCAGTGATGACAGCCGGTGGGATATACACCGAGGGACATTCTTACGGCACGACCCGCGACGAGGCGATCAGTGGCGCATCACGCAATCTCGCAGCAAAGGTGGAGCGCGGAGTGGGCAGTGCTTACGCAGTCAGCTACGCAAAATAATTATGGCTCACAAATTCGAACACGGAAAAGACTCGGACGTGTGCGTCCGATGTGCCGAAGAATCTCACGCCGACAACGCGGCGATCAAAAAAATGAAAATCAAATGTCCAAGTTGTAAAAAAGAAATCGTGCAGGTGTCGCACTCGCCGGGCGTCGTGGAATCCGGCGCAGAGGTTGAGTGCGGCGCGTGCGGAAATATCTGGACACCATTTCCAGCGCGGGGCGGTGGCGCTAAAACCGCCGACCTAGGACGCCGCCCTGGTCGTCCGCTGAATGACAGCGTAGCTGCCACCGGACACATCCAAATGCGCGTCGTGATGGTGCGCAAGAACTGGTATGTGCGGATGGCGAGACTCCACAATCTGACACTGGCGGTATGGATGCAGCGCGTGTGCGACGAAGAATCAGGCTACCCGCCAAAGAGCCAGCTAGTGACGGCTAACTGTTAATTCAACAAACCCATTTTGTTAAATGAAAACCTTCACCCTCTTCAAGCGGTCCGACCAACGCGACGCACCCTACTATTTCAAATTCACCTTTCGCGGCAAAACCTGGCTGCGCTGCCTCCAGACCAACGACGCCGCCATCGCCCAGCAACGCGCCCGCGCCCTGCACAAAGAGATCACCGAGTCCATCATCACCGGCCAGTTTGAACGTCTGGACGCCACTAAAACCCGCCACACCGTCCACGCCACCCTCGCCGAACTGATCGCCGCCTACCGTCAATCTCCCGTGGACGCCGCGCAAAAAACGCGCGAGTCGAACATCAACGCCCTTTACAACGTCCTCCGTCGTGCCAACGTAGCAGCCGATGTAAATCGGCTCAATTCAACCCCTTACCCGCAACTGCTCACGGCCGTCACCGCCGCCAAATTCTTCGCCCAGGCCTGTTTTGAAACCCGCGCCGACGACCAGACCGAAAACGTCCGTAAAAAACGCACCGCAAATTCGTTGTGGCTCCAGGCCGCCAGCATCTGCGCCCCGCGCGCCATCGCGTATTACAAAACCCTCGGCATCTACCATGATTGCCTCGATGCGTTTTCAAACGCCGGCATCCTGCACCGCTTCACCCGGCTCCCGCGCATCGAATACAATCCGCCCGCGGACGACATGATCCAAAAAACCCTCGCCGCGTGGGAAGCATTTGAAGACAGAAATGTCTTCCTCGCCATCGGCCAGATCCTAGCCTTCGGCCTGCGCGCCGATGAAGTCGCCCAGTCCCGCACAAGCTGGTGGACCACGCGCCACGGCTACCCCGTCCTTGATGGCGAAGCCCGTGTGAAGAACAAAACCGGCATCGTCCAGGTGCGCGCACTGGATCCGTTCTACACAACGATGCGCGTCAAAGCCATCAGCCGCGGCTGGCTCACATTGGGCACCGGCGACTCGCCGGTCATCACCGGCTCCGACAGCTACCGCGACGACGGCTTTGAGCGCGAAGTCTCCGCCTTCCTGCGGTCGCACGGTTGGGAAACCCAAAAAACGAACCACGCGCTCCGGGCCTACGCCGGCAGCCAGGTCGCCATGAAATACGGCATCTACGAGGCACAGACCTGGCTGCGGCACAGCAGCGTCAAAGTAACAGAGTCGGCCTACAGCCATTTCATCCGCAAATTCAAGCCCCAGAACCTCGACGACATCCCCGCGCGCTGGGCCGTCCTCGATCAAGCCCCCATCCTCTCCATCGTCCAAGCTGCCGAACAATGAAGAAGATTCCATTAACGCGCGGCTTCGTGACGCTCGTTGATGATGACGTTTACGAATGGACGATCATGTTCAAATGGCACGCTCACGTCTCAAAAGGCAAGGTGTATGCCATGCGGCGGGATGTGTGGACAAAAGTGTTTCTTCATCGTGAAATCGTAAAGCCCGAACCGCACGAACTGGTTGATCATCGTCACGGGAACGGCCTCGACAATCGGCGAGAGAATCTACGCGTCGCCTCAAAAGATTAAAGGCAAGTCGTTGTCAGCCAAACACTCCCACGGCTCACTTTGCCGGTGCTGTGCCGTTTGATGCCTTTTCCAATGACGTTTTGATGGCCGAGCGCACGGCGGGCGGCGTGCCTTTGGGCAGGTGCATCGCCTTCATTTCAGCGGCAACTCCGGCGGCTTGCGCGGGTGTCAGCGGTTGAAAATCTTCGTTGACGTGTGCGCCCATGCTTTCCGCTGCGGCCACCGTCGCGGCCTTGATGAAGTCGCGCGCCTGTAATCCGCTCATGCCGTGGTCGCGCAGCGCGCTGTAAATTTCCTGCGCCGCGCCCGTCGCCGGGATCGGGCCGTGCGACCAAAGATATTCGCCCCACGTCAATTTCGGCTGGTCCGCATATTTGGCCGGCTCGTTGGAAAATGGCATCGGCCGTCCGGCGTAATCCGTGCCGAACAAGGTGTCCACGCCCAGCCCCACTTGTGGCGAAAGTTTTCTCTGCGCGTATTTCACGGCGCGGTTGCCGAACTGCATCCGGCGCGAATCTTCCCGCTGCTGCTGCGCCGTGCGCTTCCCCAGAATGTCGCCGAAAATCACTTGTCCCAAAAACCGCACCGGCGTCAGCAATCCGCCGTCGAGCATGATGTTGTAACCGTGCGCCTTGAACTTTAGCCAGTCGCTCTTCGTTGGATCCGTCAAATTCACCTTCTGGTTGCTGCCCAGCGCGGACAACATCCCCTGGTTCGCTAGCAACGCCGCATAATAAACCGCCGCGAACTGCGCCGCGTGCCACACGCGCGTCTTGGCGATCATCTTGTCCGCCTCGCTCGCATGGCTCCAGTTGAACCCCGTGTAAATCGTCTTCACCGGGTCGCCGATGATCCGCGCCCAACGGCTCGCCTCGAGCTTCGCGGCGAACATCACCATCTGTGCCGTCGTCGTCAGCGGGCCGTGTCCGAGATTGCCCACGCCCGTCGCGTGGTTGTTCAACTGCGCGATGTTCTTGCGCGCCAGCGCCGCCGCCTGCGGATCGCGTTTGATTTCCGGCGCAACCTTGTCCCACATCGCCTTGTTCGCCGCCATGCGGTAAATCTTCAGCGTGTCAAACCCGCGCTGGCTCATCGCCGATCCCAAAAACCGTTTGCCCCAGCTCGCGTAAAGTTCCGTGTCCGTATATTTCTTGCGCGGGTCAATGTCCGCGCCCGCCTTCAGCCAGTTGTGATAATCCGCATCGTTCACCAGGTCATACATCGCCCGCGCATGATAATCCTTGTTCAGCCACATCGGCCATTGCTTGAAGAAATGCGGCCAGTATTCGCGCCACATCGAGGGCAGGAACATCCGCGCGCCCGCGTGCGTCTCCATGCCCACCGTGCCGTGATACGCGATGGCCACCGCGAAGGGCGCGCGGATCGCCGCCACCAGGCTGTCCTTCACTTTGGCCGCCGGCGTCCGGGCCGCGCGCAACGCCCGTTCCGTCCCTTCGTGAAACGTCTGCTTCGCCGCCTCGTTGTCGCGGAACGCTTTGATGACTTCCGGCGATGTCTTCCACGCCGCCGGCTTCACCTGGCGTTTGGCAAAATCCCCGCGTGCCAGCCGGTCCGCGTAATTCGCCGCGCTGTTCGCCAGGCGCGAGAGATAGCTTTTGATCGCGCGCTGTTCCAGCGTGGCCTTGTATTGCGGATCCATCGCGCGCAGCTCGTCCCGTTGCGCGCGCAACGCATCGCGCCGCGCCTTCAGGGCGTCCAAACGTGCCGACGTCACCTCGCTCCGTTGCCGTGGCAATAAACTTTCCACGCCGGCCACCTGTTTCGTCAGCAGGTCAATCTCCCGCTCGATGCCGTGCTCGGCCAGCGCCGCGCGTTGCGCGTCCGTGATGCCCGGCTTCGGCGCGATGTCATCGAGCTGCCGGTTCAAGTCGTCCAGCTTCACCTGCAACAGCTTCGTCTCCGCGTCCCACGGTCCGGGCGTCTTCGTCTTCACCGTGCGCTCGCCGTTCGCGATCTGGAACTTCACATCGGCGATGCGGTTGTTCAGCCACGTCTTGCGCGCATCGAGCGCCGATTTCAACTGCTTCGCCGGATCGTTCGTCACCACGCCGTAACGCCGCTTGGCCTCGTTCACCTGCTGTTGCAGCAACCGGCCTTCCGTGCTGGGCGTGTGCTGCTCCACGCCGGACTTCGGCAACGGCCGGCGCGCCTGGATGTCCTCCAGCTTCAGCGTCTGCGCGATCTGATGGCTCAAGTCCCGGCGCGTCGCCTTGATCTCGTCCGGGTTAAGGGCTTTGAATTTGCCGTAATTCGCCATCGCCTCGCGCACGTCGCGGCGCGACACGCCGCTCAAACCGATCTCATCCGTGAGAACCTTGTGGATCGCGTCCACCAACGGCTCGCGTTCCTTCAAACCGCTCGCGATGAAATTCTCCATCAGCTTGCGGATGTAATCGCCCTGCTCATCGAGCGGCCGCATCTGGTTCGCCGCATCCTTCAGTCCGGCGATGATCTGCGCGCGGTTGCCGGTCACATCATCTTTCCGCACGCGCTTCTTGACTTCAAGGGCAATCCGTCCGCTGCTGCCGCGAGCGATGCTCTCCTCGATTTTCTTGTTCGCGTCCGCCCAGATTTTGTTCAGCCACGGCAAGGATTTGTCGCCAAAATCATTCACCATCTGTTTTAGCCAGGTGTCTTTGTCCAAGCCGAACCGGACAATTTTCGCGATGCCTTTGGTCGTGACGTGCTTCAAAAACGTCGGGTCAATGCCGCTGTTGAAACGGTTACCCATTTCCTTCAACGCCGCGTCCGCCTTCGCTTCCTGTGCCGTCCAGTAGGCGACGATGCGGTCAGCGAGCCGTTGCGCCGCCGGATTGTAGCCGGGCGTCTTGGCAACTTGGTCAATCTGTGCTTTGATCGCTTCATCGGCTATCGCCTTGCTGCGCTCCTCGTCTTCGACGCTCTTGGCCTTCGCCTCGCGCTCGGTCGCATCCTTCATCTTCGCGCGCAAGTCCAGCAGCTCCTTCATCATGTCCGCATGTTCGCCCGGAGTCAGGTCGCGGCCCAGTGCGGTCGTCATCTCGCGCGTGCGGACGCGTTCCATGCGCGTGAGCGAATAATTGTCCTGCACCATTGCCCGCAACGCCGCCAGCCCGCGCGCCGTCTCCGTCACCGCCGGCGCCATCGCCTTCTCCAGCGTGTCGAGCTGGTCGTCAATCTTCGCGATGTCGCCCTTGATGCGCGGCAGTTCGTCGGCGCGGTTCGGAAACTGTTTCGCATCGTCCTCCGTCATCGCCTGTTCGCGCACCAGCTTGGCGCGGTCGTAGGTCAGTTCCGTGTGGCGATGCAGCAGCAGGCCGATGTCTGAATCCGTCAACGCGCGCTTATTGCCGTCAATCTGGTCCGCCAGCAGCGAATTCACCAGCTCCTGCGGCGCATCAGGATTATCGGCCACCTTCGCCAACGTCTGCTGCCAGACTTCCTTGGGAAAACTCCGCGCTTCCGGCGGCGGCAACGGCTGTTCGCCGCGTGCCGTGCGTTCGCGGGCGATGGCGGCTTTCTTGATTCCCGTCGGCTCGGCCACCATGCCTTCAAATTCTTTCGGCACCGCGCCGCCCATGCCGGTGAATTGTGGCTGGTCACTTAATTGCGGATGCAACTTTTCTATCTCTGCCATTTTCCGAGCGCCAAGCGCCATTCCTTCCGGCGTATTTGATTTGTCCCGATAATTTTTCCAGTATTCGTGATTTTGTTTAACCAGATCAATAAAGCTCGCGCCCTTGGTTTGTGGAATTTTATGTTGTTCGCCGCGTGAGCCGCGTGGGATTGCCGTCGAGTTGACAAAATCGCCGCCTTCCGCCGCGCCCATGCCCATCCTCATGCCCAGCGGTTGCGGTTCGCCCTCGCGCAAACTCCCCGCGTCCATGTGGATTTGACTGCCCACCGGCAAATGTTGCACGCCATACGCGCCCTCGAGCTGCACACCGCTCACCTTGCCCGTGTCCGCGTCCACCGGATGATCCACCACCGTCATGCGGTTCCCGTTCACCGTGAACGTGTCGCCGATCTGCGTCTGTTCCACCGGCACGGATTCCACGCCCGCCCGCGACGCCTTGTTCGCCTGGTTAAAAAGATTATCCCGTGCCTGCGTCTCGGCCATCGCGCGCGCGTTCAAATCAATCGGCGGATTCTCCCTCATCTGGTGCGCGCCGATGATGGCCGCGCCCAGGTCGTCCGGTGTCCAGTCGGCATACTTTCCGCCGTCGCCAGCGAGTCCGGTCAGCACCTCGTCCGCCGGCACGCCAGCCTTGTCGCTCATCACCGCGTCCAGCCGTTTGGTGGCCGCGCTCGGCCGTCCGGCCTTCGTCAGCGTCTGCTCGCGCGCATCCGCCACCAGGTTGCCAAACTGTTTCGGGTCAAAATAAACCGGCTGCGACGTGTGATTCTGCAAATCATCAATCACATCCGGCCCGCGATCCACGGTGGACGCCATGCTCGCAACATGTTCCGGCGAAACGTCCACGGGAAGTAACTTCGTTACATTGTTGATAGCCGAAGCCGCCGGTGGCGGCGGAGCCACTTCCGCAACCGGCGGTGAAACCGTCTGTGGTTCTTCAGCAGGTGTTATGGCCGGCTCCGAGGATGGTTTGACAATTTCATCTGAATCGGGCGGCACAAACACGCCGCCCTTGTTCACCACGGCGTCCGTCGCCGGCGGCGTCCACGGTTCCGTTCGTGCGTCTGGACGCAGCAACGGCGATTCGGCGGGAACATCGTTCGCTTCCGGTTTCGCCGACGGCAATCCCTTCACCGCCGCGTGCCCCATCAAGGTGGCGAACTCCGCGCTGCCCGTCATGTCCACAATGGCCGCGCTCTGCTGCGCCGGCGTCATCGTGTCCCAGTTCTGATAAGTCGTGTGGATCTGTTCGCCCAGCCCTTTCAACGTGTCCCCGGTGAACACGGCCGCCACCGTCTTGGGCGCAATTGCGCCCGCGCCCAGCGTGGCGATGCCCAGCGGCGATTCGATGAATTCCGGCACGCCCAGCAGCACGTTTGCCGCCTCCTTGCCCGTGGCCGTGAACGTGTCGTCGTCGGGGTTGACCGTGAACTTTGGGATCGGCACGAAGGGCTTTGCAATCTTGCCGAATTCCTGCCGGTTCGCCTCGGCCTCCTCGGCCGTCTGGCCTTCCCTTTGCGTGATGCTGCCGTCCGGCTGCACCTCGGCCATCGGCTGTCCCAGCGCGGCCTGCTGTTTGTCCTTGGTTTGGATGGCCTGGATGAAACCCTGTTTTACCGCGTCGCTCATCGGCGCGGGTTTCACCACCGTGTCGTCATTTGGCGGCTGCCACGAAGTTGCTGACTGCACGATGGTGTCGGAATCCGGTGGCGTCCAGCCATTGGCAGGTGTCGCTGACACCACCACTTCATCCGTGTCCGGTGGTGCAAAGGCGCCCATGGTTTATTTTTTCTTTCGCACGTTCCCCGCCGCGTCCTGGTAAGTGTCCCCGCTCTTCAGCGCGTCATAATCCGCCTGCGACTTGACCACTGGTGTCACTGTTCCTTTGTCTGATTGAGATTTTGCCCCCTTGGTGGCCGCACCGCCAGGTGCCTTCAGCCCCGCGATCGCGTCCCGGTGCTCCCCGATCATGTCGTTGAACGCGCTCGCCGCGTTCGTGTTGCCCTGCTGCACAGCCGCGTTGTATTGCGAGAGCAGTGGCGGGATCGCCGCCATGTGCTTTTGCACCAGGTTGTCCCGCTGGTCCTCCGTCAAATCCGCCGTCTTCGTGAACGCGAACGGCGTCTTGGGGTTGCCCGTCGGCACGCGGTAGCCCAGCACGCTGCCGTCCGTGTCCTTCACCGCCTGCGCCCCCTGCGTCGTGTCCGGCGCGTTGGGCACGATCTGAAACTCATTCCCGCGCTTCGTCTTCACGATGCTCGCGCCCGGCAGCGATGTCTTGTCCACCGTCAGCGGATTGTCCTCCGCCGCCGCGCCCGGACTTCCCGGCAACTGGTTCCATTTCTGGATGCTGTCCAGCACCTTCGGGAAGACGCGGTTCGCGTCCGCGCCCGGCGGCAGCTTCGCCATCGCCTGCTGCATCGCCTGATATGGCGTGGGCGTCGGAGCGTCTGGATCGTCCGGGTCGCCCTGCATGATCTGGCCGTAAGTGCGCGCGATGTCCGCCGCCGTCTGGCCGGCTGCCGTGTCCGCGTCCTTCTCGTTGGCCATGGCCGTGCGCTGGTCCGCCTGCGCCTGAAAATCCTGCGTCTGGGCCGCAATCCGCTGCTGCTGCTCCTTCGCCATCGAAGTCTGCATATATCCCTTCACAAAATTGATCCGGTCCATCGCGCTCCCGTTGTCCACGGCCGTCGGGTTCACGCCCTGCTGCTGCAGCCAGTCGTCCCCGCCCATCCCCTTGATGAAGTATTGCGAGCTCTTGTCCAGGTTCGCGATCTGCTCCTGCTGGTTCGCCAGGGCTGTCATCGCGTCCGGCACCGCCGACGTGTCAAACCCCCCCGTGTTGTAGTTCATTTGTGGCATAAAATCACATAAGTCCACCACCGCCGTAAAATTCACTCTGGGCTGCCGCCGTCTGGCTGGCGCTTACCCCCCCGCCAGTCCCGCCAGTCCCGCTGTTATACAAGGAGTAAATGCTATTCAGCCCGGCCGGAATCGCCGCCAGGCTCTGTTGCTGCGAGTTATACCCGGCCGTGTTCAACTGGTTCGCATACCCCTGTTGCTGCCCATACAGCGCGCCCACCACAGACGGAATCGAACTCATCGGTGCCGCATTCCCCGCGCTCGTCACCGTGCTGGTGCCGGAACTGCCCGTGCCAAGGATCGCCGTAAAAGGATCGCCATAAAAATTATTGTTCGCCGACACCACGTTGCCGGCAAAGTTCTGCGCGTTCGCCCGGTTCTGTGTCCGCTGCGCATTCTCCGCATACGCCACCGCCGCCGCGTCCGTCGTCCCCGTGCCCAGCCCGCGCGCACTCGTCCCCGCGTTCACATCATTGGCAATCGCCGTCTTTGTAAATGGGTCTAACGCCCCGTTCAAATTCAACTGCTGGTTCGCCTGGTTCGTCAGCGTGCTCAACAGCCCCGCGCTTTGCGGATTGTAGGCCTGCAGCGTCTGGCTCACCTGCGGCGCCAGCGCCGCCGTGTCCGCCACGTTCGCCGACCGGATCGCCGTGTTCTCCGCCGTGCCCGTCGCCGTCAATGTCGGCTGTATCTGCGCCTGGAGCTGGGCTATCAGCGGATCATACGTTGACATCGCGCTGTAATCCGCCGCCGCCGCACCCGCCGCCGCACCCGCCGGTGTGCCGCTCTGCGGCTGTCCCGGCGCAAACGCCCCGGTCGCGCCCGCGGCGCTGATCGCCGTTCCCGCTGCTGCTATTGCTAATGCGCCACATCCCATATTATTTGTCCTCCTGTAAAAAATGTGTTGTCGTGATATGTTCCCGGAATCCCAGTTTGGCCATGAACGGATACAGCGGGCTGGTCACCGGGCACCACGTCAGCACTGGACGCCGCCCGCTCTTTTCAAACGCCAGGTTCTTCCCCAGGTTGAACACCTCCAGCGAATTCCGCGCGTTGTGCTTTTGCGAATGAGACCAGAACGTGAACACCGGGATCGCGCAGATGCTCAAGCTGCCCGTGATCTCCCCGTCCTTCACCACCGCGTGCGTCGGGTAGATCGGCACATGGTTGTCCGCCGCCGCCGCGGCCATCAGCCGCTGGAAATGCTCCGGCGTCACAATCGGGTTGATGCTGATCAGGTGGCTCATAAATAAAGTTGTGTCCAGCCGTCCAGCCGCGCCCGCACAAACAGATACGCCGACGCCCGTGCCGGCAGCCCCACAATCATCGCCGCCGACGCCGTGTAGGCCGACGGGTTTGGGTAAATCGTTTTGCCCGCCGCGTGCAATTGCCGCGTGATGTCCTCCAGCCGGCGGAACTGCGCCGGGAAAAATGCCTCCAGGTGCGCGTCCACCGCCAGCCACAGCGGATCCTTGCGGCCCTTCTCAAACGAATTGCCCCAGCCCGGCACCTTCATCTTCAGCGGGATCAGTGTCATCTCGCGTCCCGGCATTTGCAGCAAGGCCACCGTCTCCTCGATCGGCCCGTGCGCGCCGCCCAGGCTCGCCAGCGCCGCGATCAATCCGTTCACATACCGGCTGCTGCCAAACGCCCCCGCCTCAAACAGGTCCCGGCTGATGTTGTGGCGCCCGCACGACGCGACGTGCGCCGCGTGCACCAGCTCCAGCAGGCGCTCTTCAGCGTCCGTCAGCGGCGTGTCACGCCAGAATGGAAGTGTCCGTGTCATGTCATTTTCCCGCATAAAATGTTTCCCGCGCCCACGTCGTCTGGCTCGGCAGCGGTGCCATCGTGATCTTCTCCGGCATCACCGTCACTCGCAGCGTGTCCAGCATCCGGTAACGCCGTTCGTCCCACGCCAGCCCCGGCACCAGCCAGTCCCACACCGTCCGCATCACGTGCGGAAATGCCAGGTCATCCAGCTCCAGCTCCAGCCGCCTGGACGCCGGCACCAGCACCCGCGCCTGGTTGTAATACGCCTGCGCCTTCGCCATCACCGCCTCCACATCCGTGTCCGGCGACACGCCCGGATACGGCCGCTCCGGCGGGAATGCCTTGCGGTAGCTCGCCGCCGCCCGCTCCGGCGTGTTTCGCACAAACAGCCATCGCGCTGCCGGGAAAAAATCCACCAGTTCCTCCGCGTGCATCAGCAGCCCGCTGTCCGCGTCCCCGGCAAACCGGATTTCCGGCGGCAATGAGGCGAGCCGGTCCCGCACATACTCTGCCGTCCATCCGTCTTTCATCGCGTCGTGCCAGCACCACGCCGTCTGCGTCGTGAAAAAATTTGCCATCCACGCCGTCCGGCTCCTCGGCAGCCCCGTGATGAAAAAAGGCTTCATGTCTTGATGATGAACATCAGGTTGATGTTGACCGGCCGCGTCTCATTGCCGCCGGTGGCGCCCGATGCGGTTGGAGCAGTGCCTACATAGCACTGCGTTGTGTTGCCGGATTGCGGCTCTGTGGCGCTGGGAACATTGTAGGCATGGGTATGGCTTTTGAATCCGTCCGCCTGCATCGTGCCCACATAATTCCCAGTCACACCGTCGCCCCGGTCCGTGCGCGCCGCTGCATCCGGGTCGTTCCCCGCCCCATGATCCCATCCCCGCGCAAATTTCCCGCGCAGGTCCGGCAGGTTGAAATTGCCGCCCGCCACAGTTCCTCCGTAAATATAATTCACAGAATTCTCCACGCTCACCAATGCTGTCGCCAGCGCCGGATACGTCGTGGCGGACACGCTGGCCCCGTTGCACTCCAGCCAGCCTGTCGGCACCGTCTCGCCCGCAAACATCGTGATGCTGCCCGTCGGCGGCAGCGCACCGGCAGTTGCCAGCTTCGCCGCCGTCACGCTTCCGTCCGCATACATGGCCGTCGTCAGCGCCCCGTTCGCCACCAGCGTCGCCCCCGCCGCGTCCGCGCTGATCACCCCCACCGCCAGCTTCGCCGTCGTCACACTCCCGTTCGCGATGCTTGCGCTGGAGATGCTGCCGAACAGGTTGATGATCGGGTTTGCCGCCAGGTTCAGCTTGTCCTCCGTGACGATCTCCCCGACCGTCCAGATGTAGCCCGCCGTATATTGTATTGTCAGCGCCATAAATTTTTCTCGTCACTTGTCACTCGTCACTGTTTTCAAAGCATCAAGCCCATCCGCCGGTCGCCCTTTGTGGCCGCCGGCGTCACCGCCTTGATCTTCATCCGTCCCGTCGCGTTCTGGATTCGGATCAGGTCATACGCCCCCTGCAACGTCTTCGTGCTGGGCCTTAAGAAAACCTCCTGGTATTGCGCCCCGTTCAATCCTGCGCCGCAATAAACCCCGCTCGTGTCCGTCAGCGATTGCGACGTCACCGGATGGATGCTGAATATGGCGATGGCCAGCGCATAGCCCGCCGGCGCATTGTTCACGGCCTGCGGTGTGAACGTGAACGGCACGCCCGATACGATCTTCCCGGCAATGATCGTCTCCGTAAAAAAGGTCGTCCCGCTGCCGTCCGATTTCAGATACCCATAGGCACACTCCAGGTTCAGGCTGCTGAAGGCCGTCGCGCCCGACAGCTCCAGCGTATACGAATGTCCCGCCGTCAAAGGTTGGATCCACAATCCAGCCTGCAAATTCACCCCGGCCAGCAGGTTTGGCTGCGTTGCGTCCCCCAGCTTCACCGTGTAATCGCCCCGGTTCGGCTTTGAAAAATCCCCGTTCACATTCGTCACGTCATAGGGCGCGGCGTCAAATGGTTTCAGGTATTGTGTCCGGTTGAACGCCTTGTTCACGATCGCCGCCCGCGTCGTGTGCAGCCCGCCCGTCCCCACCGTCACCGTCAGCGTTGCCGCCCACATCGCCAGCCCCAGCTCCACCAGCGGAAACCGTTTCGGCCCCGGCTGCCCGAACAGGTGCCCGCGGATTGTCGTGTCCATGGGGATCTCCGCCCAGCCCAGCCCTCCAGCCTGCGTCAGGTCCGCCACCTGGTCGCCGCTCGTCGCCTCCTCCACCAGGTTCACCCACCCGTTTTCACCAATGAAAAACAGCCGCTCCTGCCCGCGATACTGCGCCTTGAAAAATTCCTTCACGCAAAACTCGCTGCCCGTGTCCAGCCCCACCCATTGCTGCGTCCTGAAATCATAGACCATCAGCGCCGTGTTCACGCCCGTCAGCGTGCCGCCGCCGCTCGTCGTCATCGTGCCGCCGTCCAGCGGCGCGGCCCAGTAAAGACAGTCGTTCCACCAGCCCAGCCGCATC